TTTTTCAAAAACCTTCCCGTATATCATGACCACCCAATCTAAAAGTGGAAAGTCGCTTAGATTGTTTAGAGGGGGTGTGCAACTCCCCGATAATGATGGGCAGTTCAGCACCAAGACGTTGAAAATGAGTTGGAGTGGATACGATAAAATTGATCCATCATGGTCTCTTACCGATGTACTTAACTGGGTACATACCGGTAGGTCACCCCGAGGTAACCGTAACGCCAATTCTAACTCGAACAATAACAATAATAGAACCTAGTATCTATGAGCGTGTCTGTAGGATGTTTTAATCACCTCAAATCCTTATCCGCCGTGTAGTACGTCTTCCCCTTCGTGACGAAGCTATGTACCCTCGCGTACCCCCACGCTTGTGGAGAAGCTCCCGGACGATGCCCGGTTCTCCACGCGGCGAGACCCCTATTGTACACCGTCTTGAGGGTCTTCAAAGGCACGCCAGTAGCCTTAGCAATTTCAGGGAGAGATTTGACTCCTGGGTACATCTTTCTAAACTTTTGCGTGTAGGAAGAAGTCTTTGTTTTCTGTCCCTTGTCCGTCTTGAAATCTTTATAGTCTCGCTTGAGCATCTTCTTATAGCGGGTCTCGACCTCCTTGAGGGTGGTGAGCCCCCTGAAATATTTAAGGGGTGCGTAGATCTTACCCTCAGATTTACGCAGTTCCCCCACCTTCTTGGTAATCTGGGCATCACTCAAAGGCATCTTACTTTTGGTAAATATTTTTTACACAAATTTGAAAGCCATTGTCAATCTTGGATACTTTTTGAAACTTGTTGCGCGATGTAATAATCCACCATCAAATATGGTTAACCTACCAGGTTTAGAAATAACACCTTTTATTTCTTCGTCAATTAAGAATTGTGTTTCTCCCCCTTCATTTGGATTCACCTTTGGATTCAAGTAATACAAACATGTAACCGTATTTTTACCATCTATGTGGAATGACGGATTTTCATTTGGTATAAACAGATTTAAATACACTCTATAAAGATTCATGTTTTTTAATGACTCATTTTTTTCGTAAATTTTGATAAGTAGGTTATCCAACATACTATTGAAGACGGGACTCATAATAGCACCGGATTTCATGAGTTTAGTGAAATCACATACAACACCAGTAGGTTCTGCATCTGGACTGTCTCTTTCACCGTATGCAAATGGGCAGTTGCGTAACAAAATATTTCTATATTTTTCATTTTCTTCGTCTGTCAGAATATTATCATGTACAATTATTCCTTCCATTAAAATAAGATATGAATATTACTTTAAATACTTTATAGCTACCTCAATACTTGGATACACTTTAGATCCAAACTTCACACGACCCGTCTTTGGGTTGTAGTACCCCTCGTGACCATTGAAGAAAGCCCTGTGAATATGACCCATATAAAAAATACAACATTATAATAATCAGCGGAGATGGGTCTTTCAATTATTATGGGAAATATGTTTTCAGGTAAAACTTCAGAACTTATTAGACGGCTTAAACGCTTTAAGGTTATTGGTAAGAATATTCTCGTGGTCAATTCAGCGAAAGATACCAGATCTCCAGATGAAGTTTTGAAGACCCACGACAATGTAAAGTTTAATTGTCACAAAGTACATGATCTTTATGACTTGGTCTATAAAGATGACTTTGAGATTGCTGATATCATCGCCATTGATGAAGCTCAATTTTTTCCCCGTCTCAGAAAATTTGTGGAGTATTGCCTATTTGAAAATAAGACTGTAATTATCGCAGGTCTAGACGCTGATTCATTTCAGAGAAAGTGGGGAGAAATTCTTGACTGTATTCCATTGGCTTGTGAAGTTACCAAACTTTCAGCGCTTTGTATGTACTGTAATAATGGAAACCCAGGTCCATTCACGAAGAGGACTGTGGACAACAAGGAACTAGAACTCATCGGTGGAAGTGATATGTATCGTGCGGTATGTCGTAAACACTTAGAATCTCTTGACATCTAAGATAAGGACAATTCTTTTCTGCGTTCCAGTTTTTATGACACCGTGGATATTTGCGTGATCAAATAGAAATTCTTCACCTTCCTTATGTTCGTGTGTTCCATTCTCGGTATAGAGTGTGCAATCCCCACCACTCTCTATAGTGAGATGATACCGAAGCAATAGATTCGTTTCAGCACGGTGTGGAGCTAGAGACATAGGACCATCCATCACCGAAAAAAGTGCTGTATCTTTATTAATACATGGTATCTGTTTGATTAGGTCATATAGTATAGGAAAGTCTTCCACTTTGTAGCAATAATAATTTGTATTCTTGTCAAACCATGGATCAAGTTCATGGAAGAGATGTTTATTGGCACTCTTTGAAACTTCTTTAAACTCTTCCCTAATCTTTTCGTAATGTAGTTTTACAAGCCATAACCCCGGGTAATCTTTTGTGCGATATTCAGAACACCAGTCTATGAGATCTATCAGTGTGTTCCTCATACCCACAAGGGGTCTCATTGGTGTCTGAAAGTATAACCTATCTATAGGTGCCTTCAGGTAATCGTAAAGTACCAGGGACATAGGCAACACCAGGAAGCGCCACATTAATTTCTTTGTATAAAATAAAAATGCCCGGTTACGGCGGAAAGCGAATGGAAAAGTACACTCCCGAACCTACTGATGATGTCAAGACTATTGAGCACCGTTTTGTGATGCCCAAGCTACCCCCTATCACCCTTGTTCAGTTCGTTCTTATTGGTCTCGTCCTTGCTCACTACTGGATGAACCGTAAGGTTAACAAGGCTGGTGTTGGCGCTGCCATACTCGCGATTGGTCTGCTCCACATGTATGATCACCTCTACCGCCTCAAGCGCGGTGATGAGCGTCTCTTCTTCTTCCCAGAAGCGAAGAAGGAGGGATACTGTGGTGCGTGCCGTAAGTAAGTATATAATTGAAATAAATCATAGTCACTCTACTTATATTTTATTCCTCGTAAAATATAAGAGACATGAATGTCAAAATTGTCAGAAGCCCCGATCGTAAAAAGAAGTTCAGGGCCATCCTCGGAGACGGTAGAACCGTTGACTTCGGGGCCAGTGGATACTCAGACTACACAAAGCATAAAACACCTTCACGAATGCGTTCCTATGTTCTTAGGCACGGTGGAAGAGTTCCTAGACGTATTATTGCTGAGAGAGATCCAAAAAAAATTCAAACAATGATGCTAGGTGTCAATTCCAGTGACAAAGAGGATTGGAAAATCAGTGGTATTGACGGCGCGGGATTTTGGTCGCGGTGGTATCTTTGGAGTTATCCAGACTTTGAAGGTGTGAAGAAGTTTATGTCAAAGAGGTTTGGAATTAAATTTGTAAACTAATAATAGATGTTTGGTCTAATCATCATTCCAATCGTATTTTTGATATTTTATCTCCTATTCAAATACAAAAGGGATCTAGGAATAAAAGACGAAGAAAACAAACCTCCACCCATAAATCCAAGCGCCCCAGGTGTTCACTACTACAAAGAGTGTGACTACATGGGTGAACACAAACACACTAACCAGGAAACAACTGTGACAGACAAGTTTAAATCAGTGCGCGTTATTGACGGCTTTGATGTTAGGGCTTACAGTACAGATGACACGGAGGTACTCCTCAACTCTACATTTGGAAGTTCAACCACCATCAAATGTACACCCTTCAAGAGTATGGAAATTACTCGTGATTGATTAGGTGTTCAAATGTAATCAAATGTCCATTGTCAATGAGAGATGCAAACTTCATATCTTCATCACTCATTGATTCAAAAGACAAACACGCTTCATGGTAGACACGTTTCAAGTACATGTCAACATTGTCAAAATATTTCAAAAGTACGACAAGATCTTCATCGGACATAAGATCAACCGCGTTAACGAACTTTCCATCGTCAAACCAATATCTTTCACCGTTGGCTACGGTGTTGGCATGAACGATGAAGTCCTCACGAATAAACTCTTCAATGGGACAATCTGGACTGGTGCCAATCTCATCAGCTTTATAAGAACAGCTCATGAGAATGTGGAGACCCCCACTGATCTTTTTGATGAAGGCTTTCTTTTCGGATGCGATGATCATATTGTTACTTGTAATATTGCATTACATTGCGGTACTTAGGTGGCGAGTCCTCTTCTTTTGAGGTCGGCTCTAAGGTTGGCCATAAGTCTAGCGCGTGCATTGTTGATGACTGGTTTTGGTGGTACACGCATTGGAGGTGGAGGTGGAGGGGATGGGGCTACCACAGAGCGTCTCTGGCGGACGACTCTCGGAGCGTTAGATTCCGCTTCTCTGAGAACCATTTTACAAACTTTTATGAACTTTTTCGCGTCTCTAGCCTGATTTTCAAGGGTTGGTCCCGAAACACCTTTCTTTTTCTTGTCAAGTTTAGCTTGGAGTTCCTTTTTAGTCAGTTTAACACGTTTACCCTTAACATTTTTGGTTACCCTGAGACCCATCTTCTTGATTTTCTCTTTGAGATCCATTTAATATACACCAAGGAAATTATTGATATCTGACACCAGCCCTAGTCGCGGCATCATCAATTTCATCAACAATTTCCCAAGCTAACATACATTCTTCTGTGTTTGCGTCACCGTGTTCACAAATGGCGTGGGCAATATCAAGAGCTTCATGAAGAATCATTTTTAGACGCATTTGTCTAGGTGTTATCTGCTTCTCTTCCCGGATGTGCGGTCTTGTATACATATGTTCAAGTGCAATTCGCGTGATCTCATTTTTTTTCATTTCATAGTGAATATCTTCACTTTTGGAAGCCGCCACTATATTGCAATTACGACGAAAAGGCTTAGAAGGTGGTGGGCTCCAATATCCGAAACGTTTTAAAGTTCTCACCATTAAATATATTTATGAAGATATTTTTAACTTTTTCTAATTCGCGATTCAATGTGGTATATTTTAACATATCTTAAAGATGTAAAACGTTTTAACAATATGGATTTCATCTATGAAATAGAAGATGCTTTACCAAAAGAAATATGTGAAATTATAATTAAACGTTATCAAAATGATCATAGAAAAGAACCCTCTTTGATTGGAGCTGCTGTTGTTGACAATACTATTAGAAAATCAACTGTACTCCATTTTTCCGAGTTAAATGATTGGAAAGATGTTGATCGTATTATATTTGATGTTATATCTAAAGGTTTTAGTATGTATATAAAACACGTAAAGAAATGTGTAAATGTCTCGGACGGTGCAGATGTTGTAAATTCACATATAGATTCTGTATTCAAATCTTTAAGAGATGAAGGATATTCTATACAAGAATATACAAATGACGGCTTTTACAAATGGCATATAGATACGGGTCCAAATGTGAATCGCAATCTTTCATGTGTTTTATATTTAAACACATTACGGGAAGAAGACGGTGGGTGTACAGAGTTTATAAACGAAAAAAAAGTTAGACCCAAAACTGGTAAATTACTAATATTTCCATCAGATTGGAAATACATGCATAGGAGTACACATGTAAAAAATCACGCTAAAAAGTATACTATAGTAACGTGGGCGGTATAAAGATTGTGACTCTATATTAGGTATGGAAGCTAACGCCGTGATTACAAAAGTATTACTCCCACGTATTAGACAGCTTGAGAAGGAAGTTGCAACACTTAGAGAACAAACGTGGCCATATGTTCAGGCAAAGAAAGAAGATATGGGTCTGCGAGATATGGAAGAACTCATAGATTTTTTTAAGGACTTGGACGATGAAACTATTTTGAAACTCTTGAGAATGAAGAGAAAATTCACAAGAAATCCAGGATTACAGGGTAGGGAAGTGGATATTGTAATGTCTCTACGAAATAATTTTTGTTGACGTATAGTAAAACATGGGTGCAGGTTTAGACATTTTAAGTTCACCAGTCACCGCTTTCGATAAAGATAAAGATCTTGACCCAATCACATTAGCATCTCTGATATCTTCGTGTATGTGCTCTATGATGATGTTACGGGTTGCTACAAAAATGCCTGTAAAAGGGCCGCACATCATGGTAGCTATGCTCGCGTGTTGCATATCTAGTCTCTTATCAACTATAATGGTTGGCACGGATACCACTCATAGATTCACTCGCGCTTAAAAGAAGTCATCCGTTCTGTATAAGTTTACATTGAATGAACCAGTTTTACCAGTCACCGAGACTGCTTCATTTCCATATAACTCTTGACATCCTATATCATCTACGCAATCACGTCCATCGTGACTCACCGGAAGGGGGTAGAGGTTCTCACCTCCTGTCGTGGTGTAGTAGTGGTAGCGATCACGACGACCTCTAACCTCTTTGCCGTAGAGGGGTAGGGTTTCATCACCTTCACCGATAAGGACACCCATTTGTTGCATATGACCGGGTTTGTATTGCTTGATAGGAGCTTCCCTAAATTCGGGGCTACGAGGCCTCTCTTGACGCACCATGGGTCTAGGTGGTACGGGCATCACTGGAACTCCTACTGGAACTTCAACCACTTTTGGGTTTTGGTACATATATCCTACGATGAGGACGAGGACAATGAGAGCACCCCATAGGAGTTGTGTCTTTGTCTTGTTCTTCATATATTTAAAGCTTATAAAATAATTTACATAAATGAAAAAAATCAACGTGGTTGATAATTTTTTATCTGAAAATGAATTACATTTTGTTTCAGATTTTTTTTATCAACGTGCAGAGTGGAAATATGGTCACACTGATACGTCATTAACTTCTATACGATGGTTTAAATGTAATTTAAATGAAGAACCATTTTTTACAAAATATTTGTTATCCAAGATAAGTAAGTTTACTAATCAAAATTGGAAAATATTAGATGCGTATGCAAATGGACAAACTATATTATTGCAAGGTGAAACACATACTGATTGCCTCCCACAAGATGACGATGAGTGGACAGCTCTTTTATATGTAAGTGATATTGGATCAGAAAATGTAGACACAATAAATGGACATACAGAATTTAAAATTAATAATGAAACAAAATGTGTAGAACCATTTAAAAATCGGTTAGTTTTTTTTAAAGGTGATATACCCCATAAAGGTAATGCACCTTCTATTCCAGAGATGTTTAGAATATCAGTCGTTTTAAAATTGAAAAGAAAAATCTAATAATGTTCGGCACTTAAAAAAATAAAAGGATTTTTATAAAATGGATATTCAAATAATTGACAACTTTTTAAATGAAAATGAAAGTCAGTTCATCACAGATTTTTTTGATAATCACGTAAAGTGGGCTTATGGTCATAATAGTCGTCACGGACAAAGTATTAAATGGTTTAAATCTCTTTTAGATAATTATCCATTTTTTACCGAATATTTACTAACAAAAATAAATAAAACAACTAAATCTGATTGGGAATTAAAAACTGTGTACGCAAACGGGCAAACTATACTTTTAGATGGTGGGTGGCACACAGATACTCAAAATGACGACGCTGATTATATGACGGCATTATTGTATATAAGTGAAATTACACCACAAAATA